TGCCTGTTTACCGCATATTCGCTCATGGAACCATCTCAAAGCCAGGAGGAAGGTCGCCGCTTGTGACAGGCGTGCTTGCGGCAGGCGTAGGGCGAGATTGACCCGGCTCTGTCGCGCTGTATTTCATGGAATACATCTGCTGCCGAAGTGACTGAACTTTGATGTATTGCTCTTTAACTACCTGAAGCGCGCGGATCAATTCCGCCGGGTCAGTAAGCTGATCAAGCCGCTGCACAGTCGATTGAAGCAGGTCTATTTCCTTTTCCGTGACCGCACCCAAAGCGCCGCCCGTTTTTGACTCTTCGCGCATTTGCTGAAGTCGATCGAAACCAAGGTTTGATTTAACCATCGTAATGGCGTTGTTGAGCGTGCGGGCCGAAGTCATCGGCAAGTCTTTGAGCAACGCGCCGCCAACGCCAGCCGTAAACGGACCCGTTAGCTCGATTGCGCGGTCAATTTCATTCGTCACGTTGTCGTAATTGAACTCGCTGGTTTGCAGCTTCATGTATTCACGATACGCTTCTTCTTCGCGCTCGCGAGCGGTGTTGCCGCCGGGGATTGGCTCGTCGCGATAGCTTTGCGATGCCTCATCCCATACGCGCTGAAAGCCTTTGTCTGGCTTGTCCACGATTGGCCTTTGACCTGCGGCTACGTCTCCGGCGTAAACAGTAACTCCCGCATCCGGGGGGCCAGCAACGCGCCTTGTTTCCCCGGTTGTTGTGCTGCGTTCGTAATATCCGGGAATGCCAGCCGGTGCGTCTATAGGTTCCCAACGCTCAGTTGGCGCTTGCGGAGCCGTATAAACAGGCGTCACGCCGTCCGGCCCTATTTGAACTATCTGATTGTCAAACTTTTCATATTGAGGCTTTGCCGCTTCAGCTTCCGCCGCCTGCCGCGCATCAAACGCTGCCAATGCTGCTGGCGCTCCGGTCATGCCCTCAATCTGCGCCCTTGCCGCTGCCGCGTCAGGACCGCCGCCCATAGCCGTCGCAAGCAGGTCGCGGGTAATCTTGTCCCGTGTCGTCTCAGCCTCGTCCGCCCGCTTTGTGGCGCCGCGCGCAATGAATGCCTCGCCAAGCTGAGCAAGGCCCGTGCCGATGCTGGTTGCGTTGCGGCCCATAGCGCGCTGGGTGAGCAAGTCGGCAATTTCGCGCTTGCGGTCTGCCGTGCTCGATGCGCCGCCAAGATCCGGCATCATTTCGGGCAGTCCTTCGGAGAGAATTTCCGCAACCGGCTGAGGCCGAACCTGCTGCATCAACGCTTCGCGCATCGTCGGGGCGCTGATAATGTTGGGGCGCATGGTTCCGCCCGGAACGGCGACCTGTTGAGGTGCCATCCGCGCGCGGTTGAAGTTGATGCCTCTGTAAGAGCCGTTCATGCTGCCACCGTCTCCATCACCAGGCCGAGCGCGTCATAGTCGACCATGTAGAACCCAAGCGGGTGCGTAATGACCGCATCAGGCCGCGTCTCCATGACCTCCTGCGCCATGACGCCTTCGCGCTTCGTGCTGGGCTTGTCCCAGACATAGCGGAAGCTGTACCATTTATGACCTTTGCGCTTACCGAGCGGTACGATGTCGGTTTTCAGACGGATGTCGGAAGTGCCGCCAAACAAGCCCGCGTCGAACCCGCCCGTAATCGCACTAGACCCCAGCCCGAACAGCCCGCCCATCAAGGCCTGATAGTTGGCGTTCTGCTGCTGATAATTGGCCATCTGATTGCCAAAGCCTTGCTGACGAATCCCTGCATAGTCTGTGGTCGGGATCATGGCAGATTGCGCAATGTTGAATTGCGGCGTTGCGACCTGTGATCCACTCATCAGCGCCGTGATTTCGTTAATCGGCTGGTTTCTGAGCGCGAGCTGCGTCTGCAATTCCCTCAGGCGTGCGTTATCCAATGCGTCGTAGATCGAGGCCTGCTGACCGAACCGGGCGTCTGCAATCATATCCTCGCGGCCCTGTATCGCCTGTTGGTTGGCAAAGCCCTGTTGAGCCATCGCATCTGCATAGCGGCGCTGATCCTCGCCAAGGCCGAACAGGCCAAGCCTTTGAGCATCATCATAGCGCCGGATATCCTCACCAAGGCCGAAGCGTTGCAGGCCTTGCGCGTCCTGATAGCGCCGAATGTCTTCGCCAAGGCCAAATTGCTGCATGCGCTGCGCATCCTGATAGCGCCGTGCGTCCTCATTCAGCCCATACCGTTGCAGCCCCTGCGCATCCTGATAGCGGCGGATATCCTCACCAACGCCAAACTGCTGCATGCGCTGTGCGTCATCGTACCGACGCACGTCTTCGCCAAGACCAAAGCGTTGCAAGCCCATTGCATCCGCGTACCGGCGCTGATCCTCGGCGAGTTGATAGCCCTGCAAAGCGGCCGCGTTGTTAAAGCCGGTGCCAGTAAGCTGGTTCTGAAACCCGGCCTGCCTTGCCTCATTGGTAAAGCCTGCACCTGCACGCGCCTCGCCAAGCAGGCGGCTTTGCTCCTGGCCTGCGCCGAGAATGGCCGCCGTGCGCTGGTCGATCTGCGAGCGGTCGAAATCCTGCATCGCCCGGCTGTAGGCCTCAGAGCCGATATTGACGCCCTGATTAAGCAACTGCGTCCTCAAACGTTCCATGTCACGGTCGCGCTGCGTGTTGAGGCGGCCCATCAAGGCATCCTCGACCCGCTGCCGGTCGGACGAAAAACCGCCTTCAGGCGAATAGGTATCCAGCAAATTGGCGCTCGTGCCGACCTGCCCGAATTGCGGGCCTGCCGTGCCCTGCGAAGCGCCCGGCACCATTGCAGCGGCTGACAAACCCGGCATTTGCCCCGCCGTTGTCGTGCCCGGCATTACGGATTGATCAGACAGGCCGGGCAACTGCCCCGCTGCTGTCATTCCCGGCAGTTGCCCCGCCGTCGAAGCTTGCGGAAGCGGTGCGCCGCCCTGACTGAATTGCGGGCCGGTCAGACTTGCGCCATATGTGGCAGGCGTAAACCCGCTGCGATCTGCGCCCGGCGGAAGGCCAGCAAGGCTGAACGGCGTAGACAGAAGCTGATCAGCCCGCCCTGATTGGTTAGCCGCCAATGTGGCAAGGTTCAGCGCCGCTGCGTTATTCTGCTCGCGGATTGCCTGCGCCTCGGGGCTAAGCGTGGTCGTCGCGGTGTACTGCGGCACGCTGTAGGTCTGCCCTGTGGACGGGTCGGTCCAGGTGTAATTACCCGTCGCGGAATAGGTCAGTGAGGCGTCAGGCGTGACCTGATTAACCTGCCCCATTGCGGTGTTAGCGACCGCTGTGGATACGTTCGTCCCTGTCTGGGCTGAGGCAACCTGTTGCGGGTCAGGCGGCGTAGGCGGGCGCGGTTTGCTCATGTGATTTGGTCCCCGGATGGAAATTGTTAGCACGCCAGGCGTCATCTGTCAGCGTCCAGAATACCCCGTTTTCGCCTCGGCCAAACAGGCGCGGCACATCCCAGCGGGTAAATCCGTAACGGGCAAGCTGCCGGTGCAGACGCTTGTTGCTTTCGCTGTTTCGCGTCAGCACCATCTGGCAACCGACTTCATCAAACGCATAGCCAAAAAGCTGATGCAGGATGCTTCGCGTCATCCACTTTGGCGTGATTGAGGCGCCTGAGAACTCCATCGTTTCAGCACTCGGGTCCCAACCATGCCAAACCCAGCCAGCAACAAGCAGGCCTTGATCGTTAATCACACCTATCGCCTGGCATGGTCCAAACCCGTCTGAGCAGCGCGGGATCAGCCCGGCAACAAACCGCTCAACGTCCTGCGAATGACCGTATAGCAGCCTCATACGACTACCCCGCCAATCTCGGTCATCACGTCGATACTGATCAGCTCTGCGTCTGGTTTGGGCGTAATTCCACAAGTAACCTGCACCTGCGGAATGATCGAATACCCCGCTGCTGTGACAGCCTGCCATTCGGACGTGATCACCGTCTGTGCAGTGCCCGCATCCCACTCCGCCGTATCCCAAAGACCATTGTCCCACGTGTCTTCTGAAGGCGCAGAGACGCTATCAGGCGGAGATGGAAATTGCACATCGTAATTGATCGAGGCCGAGCATCTCGGGATAAATGCCTTCGTTGCCCGGAACGCCGCACGCATCAGGTTGACTGATTTGAACCCGCCGGGCGCGCCCATGCTTTCAGGGTGACCGGCATATTTGCAGACGTAGTTCTGCCCGTCATCCGAGCCGCCGATATCAGTCTGATAGACTATGCCAGACGATCCACCGACATAGTGAATACCAAGCAGCACCGTCTGCGCCGAGATATCCCAAGGCGCTCCCACAAACCGGCACCATGCCCCCGTTTCGACGTTGACAACGTAAGACATTTTCTCCACGCCTGCGCTGGGGCTAGGCATGCCGACAATCATCATATTTTTTTCGGTGTATTGCTGCAGGGTCCACGGATTGCCTGACCTGACATTGACCTCAGCGACCCAACTCGGCTCGATCGCCGCCGTTACGGCTGACAAGCTGAGCGCTGCGGGGTCTTTGCGGATTGCTGCCGAAATCGGGACAATGCCTTCTTTTGTAGCAATCAGCAGGTCGCCGCCAGCGCGCTCCGTGGCATTCTTGCCCAGCGGCGCGGCAATGTCATAGCGGCCCACAAGGCTCCAGGCGTTAACATCACTCGGATCATCGCCCTGATAAACCGCCACCTCGCCAAGCGTTGAGACAATCACACATAGGTCATCTACGCCGTCGCCGCTGTCGAGTGACCACGTCGCGCCAAACAGGAGCGATCCACCCCTAGAAAACACACCCGCAAGGCTGAAATCGCTCAGATTGCCCGTCTTGGCACCGGCGGGCAGGTAATAAAACCGCATCGAGTCGTCTTCAATGAAGAAAAGCCGCTCTTTGTACGCCCAGACATGGCTTAAATTCGACGTGTTCAAGCTGCCGTGGCTCATGGTCGAAGATGACCACGACGTTCCATCATATTCGCGCGGCGTGTCTGCGCCATTGACGCCGACCAGAAAATCCCCGCCAGACGTCTCAAATTGCACGAACGTCCATTCGCCGCTGTTCAGGCTGCTCACGTCAGCCGATGGCGGCGTGTTCTTGTCCGCAACTGTCGTAATGTCAAAAATTGCCGTCTCAGTCGCCGCAAACAGCTTTTCGGTCGAGCCGCTCTGATACGACCACATTGCCTTCACCGGCGCGCCAAGCGTGGCATACTTAGCGCAGCCACCCCGCAACTTGATCCCAGTCGGAAGCGGAAACCAATTGTCTAAAACAAGCGCCGCTTTTTGCAAAGGCTGGCTAAGGTTCGCATTCGTCACCCAGCCCCGTGTCGGCGCGGCAACCTCAACCGGCCTTGACGTCCTCGGGACGGGCAGCATAGGCCGACGATTGCGGGGCTGAAGCGCTATCCTCATGGGCCGCTAATGCTCTTCGGGTAAGCCCAGATTGCATCACGCGGCAGGCTTGGGCGGCCTACGCGGATGATACGAGAGCCCTTGTTCTGAGCGATACGCTTGGCTAGGGCGCGCTCATAATCTGCCATGTTTTCTGCGTAGGGCAGGCCCTTCATTTCCCGCCAGCGCCAGATGATTGCCAGCTTCAGCAGTCGCTCGTCGAGGCGGAACGTGTCGGTGTCCGTGTCAAACTCGGTCTTGTTCGCCCCGGCATTTGGCGCGACGATCAGATCAGACTGATACCAATATTTGATTTGCTCCGCATTGGCCGGGGCGGGTTTGATGTGGATTTGACCGCCGTACTTGATCCAGGCGTTGACGACAAAGTCAAACGACTGAATATCCAGCCCAAGCCATTCGTCCCGGTCTGATACGGGTGTCAGCGGTGTTTCGAGGCTGGACGTCCATAGCTGCGACTTTTCCAGCATGCGATCAAAATCGGACGGTAAGTTAAAATCCTCGCTCGTCCCGTCGCCCGTGATCGTGGCGATCCTGTTCAGCTCCTCCCATTCATGGGCCG